AAAAATACACGCATGAAATAGGCGTGTCAATAGGCAACACGCAGGCAATATCTAGACTATCACTTTAGACATTCATAAGGTTATTGTCTAGCCATATGCAGCTCATCATGCAGCTATTGCTTCCGATCTTCTGCCCTCATTGGCTGCCTGCCTGCCCCAATCTTGCCCAATATCTGCCAATGCGACAGTACCCTCACCCTCACGCAAGCACACCCAATCCCACGCAATCGTTAGCAATCTTCCTAGTTTTCAATAAATAGTTAATCAATCAAAAGCAATCAAGAGCGCAATCTGTGGCTCGCTTGCCTAAATCGAAGAGCGCAGGGAAAAAGTATCGGCAAGCGTGGGAAAAATTGGGTGATCGACGGGGGGACTTTTAATAATGGGGCGACGTGTATGTAACTATCAACCCAATGATTTTTTCTAAATATAGTCTCACATATTGAGATTTGCTTAAACTATTTTATCGACCAAACAAGTATAAAATACTAGCTTTATACAATGTGACGTAACTCACAGACATGAAAGCGGGACAAACACCTAATTTCCCACCTTATACAATATAAGGGGTTTTATAAATTACACCCCTATCCAAAGGGCGGTTCCACCGCCCCTTAGGTTATTAACCCAGTGGGGCATGGCGGAGCCTGCCCCTAACTCTTCCCATCGGCGGCGCAGAGCGCCACCCATAGGTTGTTTCCATAGGGATTACCATAGGCCGCCTGACGGCGGCGATTTACTACCATAGGAATTAAAGGCGGGTGTATTGTATGGCTAAGCCATCGGCTAATAAATACAAGATCGCCCCAGATAGCCAAATCTCGGCCACTCAAGCCAAGCAGACTATCGCCGAGCTGGTAACTAAAGGTTACTCCATTGCCGATGCAGTTCGGGCAACTGGCAAGTCAATCAAGTCCTATGAGTACTACCGCATGTCGGATGCTCAATTTAAAGAGGCTATCGACCTAGCCCGCGCCGTAGCACGTCGCGAAGGCGCGATAAGCGAAGAAGATGCAAATATCAGCTTTGAGGACTTTAGAGCCAAGTACCTCAACTCCAAGACTTTCAATCACCAGCGCAACATCATCTCTATGCTGGAAGAGGGTAAGCCCGCGTGGCTTCACCCCAACATGAAATACGAAGAGGGTTTTCCTAACTACGTCCTCGTGAACATGCCACCTGAACATGCCAAGAGCATGACGGTCAGCATTGACTATATCACCTATCGGATCTGTATCGATCCGAACATCCGTATCAAGATCGTCTCAAAGACTTTGACTATGGCAAAGGATTTTTTATACGCGGTCAAGCAAAGGCTTACCCAGCCCGCTTATGCTGAACTTCAACGGCGCTATGCCCCTGCTGATGGTTACAAAGAAGCGGCGGATAAGTGGACCCAAGATGCGATCTACCTAGAGCGCGACTCAGGTGAAAAAGATCCTACCCTGCAGGCACTGGGTATTGGTGGTCAAATCTATGGTGCCCGTGCTGACTTAATTGTTTTGGATGACTGTGTTACCTTGGCTAACGCCAATGAATACGAGAAGCAGATCCGTTGGATCCAACAGGAAGTTCTTACTCGTGTTGGTCCCACAGGAAAGATCCTTGTTGTAGGTACTCGTGTAGATCCAGTGGATCTTTATCGCGAGATGCGTAACCCAGATCGTTATCCAGATGGCGCTTCGCCTTGGACATATCTGGCTATGCCAGCGGTATTAGAGTTTGCAGATGATCCAAAGGATTGGATTACCCTCTGGCCGCGTTCAGACAGGCCTTGGCTTGGAGATGATGCGAATATTGGTGAGGATGGTTTATATCCTCGTTGGGATGGAAGTAACCTACGCAAGCGTCGCGGTGTATTAGACCCAAAGACGTGGGCTATGGTTTACCAGCAACAGGATGTAGATAGCGAAGCTGTCTTTGCACCTGAAGCAGTACGCGGATCAGTATCAGGTATGAGAGCCATTGGCCCTCTACTACCAGGCGCTCCTGGTCATCCAGATGCAATGAATGGTTCTTATACCATCTGCTCAATGGACCCAGCCATGTCAGGTGATACGTTCTCAATTGCCTATGCTGGCGATAAGAGTACACAGAAGCGTTACGTGCTAGAAGCAAGCCGCATGCCTGCTCCTACACCACAACGTATTCGTGAATTAATTTTTGAATGGACAGAAAAGTACAAGCCATCTGTCTGGGTTATTGAGAAGAACGCCTTTCAGTTGTTCCTTACTCAAGATGAAGAAATTAACCGCTTCCTAGCATCACGCGGTATTCGCCTTGTTCAGCATTACACAGGCGCAAACAAGATGGATGCAGAGTTTGGCGTAGCCTCTATGGCCCCACTCTTTGGAATGGTTGATAAACTTGGCAATCACGTCAAGGGAAGCAACCTTATAGATTTGCCACGGTCCGACAATGAAGGCATAAAATCGTTAATCGAACAGCTCATAACATGGTCCGCTGGCACTAAAAATAAACAAGATGGATGTATGGCACTCTGGTTTGCAGAAACTCAGATGCGTGATTATATCAATCAGGCTGGAGCATATGGTGGCTCCTTTATTAAAAACCCATTTCAGACTCGTGATCAAAAAGCACGTCGTCGGGTTATTAACATAGAAGACTATCAACGCGAAAAAGAGAAGTTAGCATCTAACGGGGGTTACTTATAATGGCACTAACTGTAGATCAAATCGGAGATAAACTCCGTAAGCTACGTGCACATTACTTCACACGTGATTCACGTTATGATGATCTATTGGCGATCCGTCAGGGTAAGATTGATCAAGTGTTTCCTGGAATGTTCTCAGAGGACTATCCAAAGCCAATGATTGCAAACTTCATTGACGTTGCTGCTCGCGACGTTGCTGAAGTTATTGCCCCACTTCCTGCCTTTAACTGCATGACCACCAACACAACTTCAGATCGTGCTCGTGCTCGCTCAGATAAGCGCACCATGATCGCTGCTGGTTACCGCGATACTTGCAACCTTCAGACCATGATGTACACAGGTGCAGATCGCTATCTTACCTTTGGATGGCTACCATTCCTCATTGAAGCAGACTACGAGAACAAGCGCCCAATGATCCGCATTGATTCTCCAATTGGTGCCTACCCAGAGTTTGATCGCTTCAATCGTCTTATCTCATACTCAAAGCGTTATGTTAAGACAATACGTGAACTTATCAATGACTTTCCTGAACACGAAAATGTTATTCGCGGTCAGTACGAAAACCGTAACTCTGAGCGCATCCTTGAGATGTATCGCTACCAAGACAAAGAGCAACTTATTCTTTTCTTGCCAGAGCGTAACAACTTTGTTCTTTCACGCGTTGAAAATGAACTAGGTGAAATTCCTGTAGCAATTGCTTTGCGTCCTGGCGTTGACTCAGATGAGCACCAACGTGGACAGTTTGATGATATTATGTGGGTGCAAGTAGCCCGTGCACGTTTTGCTTCTCTTACTCTTGAAGCAGCACAAAAGGCAGTACAAGCACCATTTGCTTTGCCTTCAGATGTGAACGTTCTTGAGATTGGCCCAGATGCAACTATCCGTTCTGCCAATCCACAACAGATCCGTCGTGTAGATCTTAATCTTCCACCAGGAATTTTTCAAGAGAATGAAATTCTTGATCAGGAAATGCGCACTGGATCACGTTATCCAGAAGGCCGTCTAGGACAGCAGTCAGGTTCTATTGTAACTGGTCGTGGCGTAGAAGCACTTATGGGCGGATTTGATACACAAGTCAAAACAGCACAGGGTGTATTTGCTGAGACATTTAAAGAAGTTATTCGTCTATGCTTTAAGATGGACGAAAAACTATTTGGTGATGTTAAGAAGGAAGTTCGTGGCATTAATGCTGGCGCTCCTTATGTAGTTAACTACACACCAAGTGTTGATATTGCTGGAGATTATTCTTGCGATGTTACCTATGGCATGATGGCTGGACTAGATCCAAACCGTGCTTTGGTATTTGGACTACAGGCACGTGGAGATAAGTTAATCTCACGCGACTTTTTACGTCGTCAAATGCCTTGGGAAATGAACGTTACCCAAGAAGAAGAGCGTGTTGAAGTTGAAGAACTGCGTGACACATTGCTTCAAGCAGTTGCTTCTTATGCCAATGCTTTGCCACAGATGGCGATGCAAGGAGCAGATCCATCTAAAGTTATTAATGCAATTGCGCAAGTAATTGTTGGTCGCCAAAAAGGCGACCCTATTGAGGAAATTGTTGCTAAGGCTTTTGCCCCAGAACCACAGCCACAAGTTTCCCCAGAAGCTGCAGCCGCTGGTGCGGCACCTGAAGGTGCCCCAGGACAGGCTCCTGCTGGGGGCGCGCCTCAAGGCCAAGCACCAGGCATGCCGCCTGCACAACAAGCATCGCAAGGTGCGTCATCCCTGCAGAACTTGTTAGCAGGCATTTCATCTTCTGGCAACCCGCAGCTTGCTGCGTCAGTTTCCAGACGCTCACCCGCCTAACGTTACGAGTGAGAAAACCAATTCCCTATAGGAGATAAAAATGGCAAAAGTAGCACCAGCCTTTAAGTCTAGCCTGCAATCAGCACCTGTTAAGGTTGCTATGCAAGGTGGACATGGCTCATCAGACGCAACAACACAGAAGACAAGCATCCAAGATGCTCCTTCAGTTAAGGCAACTGGAAAGTCTGACATTAAGTACACAGTACAGCCTTCAGGCACCCGCGGATCAAACCCAGGCGCTAAGTAATTAAATGAATGAAGAGGGTGATGATTTTAGCGGAGTAATCTCCGTCTGGGATATTATTGCCCTCTTTGCTCATCTTGTAAAAAATCTATTTGCAAGTTTTGAAGAATTTTTTGATGTATTGAGCCACATGGCTCTACATAAAGCAAACGTCGTAGAAGATCAAAAACTATTTCACGATGATGTTGTTAGAACAATTGAGACTATTATAGAAGGTGAGTAATTATGGCAGGCAAAGGCGGTTATCAAGCTCCAGCTAAACCAGCACAAGTTGCTACCATGGCTCATAATAGAACTGAAAATAGCGCTGCGACCAAAATGACGCAAGCTGCTCGTGACATTACTGGTATGCCAAATTATGGCGATGCTCAAGACATGGCACAAATTCAAAGTGGTGCGCCTATGGCTGCTACACCAAATTTAGGATCTACGCTTACAGCACAACCACAACAAGGTGCACAAGGTGTTCCACCTCAAGGTTTTATTGGCGCACATCAACCAAGCCCAACAGATAACCCATTAACGCCAATTGCTACGCAACAACAACAATCTATTAGCGGGGCACAAAGTGCTTTATCTTTGCTTAACTCATTAGGAGATAATGCTTCTCCACAAGTTAAATCAATTCGCAACGTTTTGGCTGCACATTTAATGAACCAATCACAAGCAGGACAAGCACCTACAGCGCCAACCGCAGCGGTTCCACCGATGGCGGGAGCAAAGTAGTTTATGCCAGCAGTCATTCCACCATTTCCTGAAGCACAAGCGTTAGCAGGCAACTTAGATGCTATACATGCTGCAGGCCACACAAACCTTGACCCACTTGCTCAAACAGCAGTTGCTCAAGGAGCTGGTAGTACACAAAATGTTTTAGATCATGCTGGTCTTTTAACTCAAGCTGTAAAGCAAACAACGCCAGATAAAGCAATTTCTGAACCTGCAATAAATCAACAACCAAGTCTTTTATCACAAGCAGCATCATTTTTGCATCATCAATATGGCCCAGTTCCAGTTTTAAATTCAGATGTTGCTAGTATTCAACAGCAACTACAATCAAAGGGCTACGGTAAAGATCTAGCAACTGGCGCTTGGAATAGCCAATGGCAAAGCGCTCTTAGTCAACATGCTTATGATGCAATAGTAGCGCCTAAATTTGGTAACGTAAAATCTTTACCATTGTGGGAACGTATCGTAAATGATATTGCTCCTTCTGGATGGTCTTCAACCATTGCTCATTCTGTAACAAATTATGTTCGTCATTTACCAGAACAAGGCCGTCAATTGCTTTCCGATCTTGCTGGTGGAACTGCCGCTACTTTTACTGAGTGGGGCAACAATCAGGCTTACAAAAATAGAGAAGCATCTGTTGCTGCAGATGTTGAAAATGCCCTTGGTGGCAATGTAACAAAACAACAAATTGAACAAACACAAGTTAAGCGCTATGTTGGCGATCTTGGTAATCTTCTTACTCTTGTTACTTTGGCTGGCGCTGGAAAAGCATTGGCAACTTCAGTAGGTGCCGTTGGTAAATCGTTGCTTGAAAATACAGCAGCAAAAGAAAGCATACCAGCAGCAGCAAAAACATTGGTAACGCGTTCACTTCCTGAAAGTGCTGCCGCAACACCTACATTTTTTGTATCTAAAAGCCTTTATCAAGGCGGATTGCCAGCAGTAGAAGAAGGAGCAAAAGCTGGACCAGGCACTGGTCTATTGCGTTGGCTGGAAAATGTAAAAGGTTTAAAACGCATGCTTCCAGCAATTGATGCAATGGATACTGAAGGAAGTACTTATTATAATTTAAAGATGCAGCAAGCATCTCTTATGCGCAACCCTATATGGCAAGTTGCTGCGCAAGCACAGGCTAAAGGCTCATTAGCAGGCCTTGGCCTTACAGCAATTGGCGAAGCTGAACAAAAAGCTGGCATTAATGAGCAAGATGCTAACCTTGCTGCACCATATCAAGGTTCATTAGCCAATGCGGTTAACTTTGCAAGCATGTTTATGGGTCACCCAACCATTGGTTTAAAAGCTAGTCAAAATGTTGGGCAAGTTGTAGATGCTGCACATGGTGCACTTAGTGATACTCTTGGTCCAATTAACATGGATTATGTTCTTAAAAAGGGATTGGGTATTTCATTAACCGATCTTCAAAAAAACTTGGGCAATGAGTTTGTCAATGATCATTTTCTTAACACAAAAGTTAATCAATATGCAGCATCTCACTATGCCGACGATGCTCTACAAACAGCAGTTAAGGCTGGAACTGTAGATAAAAATACGCCAGAAGCTCTTAAATTGTTTAAACAATATGAGACTGAGGCGCTTAGCGACCCAGCAGGTATTTTAGCACCAGCTCGTGATTCTTTAATTCGCCAACCAGACGTGCTTGCAAATTATTTTAGAAAAGATTTTGGCAATCAACTTGGTTCAAACGTTCGTAAAGGCATAACTGACAGTTACGATATTGCAGATAAAAACAAACAACGTTTTTATGACGCAATGAACAATTTAAAATCAGCGCATCCCGATATTGCCGTTATGCTTCAGGATGAGCATCGTAACCTATTTCATGGTTCTCGCACACAAGCAAATGTAGAAGATCTTTTAACACACGCTTTAACAGAAGACTGGGGCAAGCGTCAAACCCCATTTAATGATCTTGTTAAAAGCAAAGTTGAGGCAACCTCTTTAGGTGAAGGATTAACTCCTAGCGTTTATCAAGGCAAGGCTATGCCACCTTTGTACCACACTAACTCAAAGGTTAGTGAGTATATGCCAGATCCTGCAACACTTGAGTCTACAACTCGTTATGGCAAGGGTATTCGCGCAACTTCTGACCCTGCCTTTGCTGGTCGTACACACACAAACGTTTACACACTTCGTTACAACCCAGTTCAAAATGAAGAGCCATCTTTCCTTGATTTGACCAAGCGAGGATCTGCTCAATCGGTTGCAGCAAAACTATCTCAAGTTCAACAAGATCAAATTGCTCGCAATGAAATGGGCTTAATGGTTCCAGGCAAGGGCAAGAATACCCTTGTGGGCGTTGATAAAACTGCGTATACCAAAGAATATAAAACATTTGCCAAAATGCTTAAAAACGATAGGGACTATAGCGGCGGAGATTTGCTAGATGCTTACCGTTCAGCACTTGCTGCGGGTGGCAAACTAAATAAAAATGAAATTGATAGCCGTATCTCAGATGTAACTAATTCTGTTATGTCAGACAATGGTCATACTGGATTTAAATACATCGATAAAACTGGCAAGCCAATGTATGTTGTCAATAGTGATCGTGCTCTTGCCAACATGACACAACTTGATCCAAGTTTTACAAAAGATAGCCTTATTCCAAATTACCTTACTCAAAACAATACAGTGCCACGTGGCGCTCTCGGCATTGCCCGTAAAGATACTTTCATTCAGCAAGATGCTCAAAGTGCAGCAAATGGATTTTTCAAGCGCTTGGCTAAGGCTGGTTACGGACCAGAAGTAGAACAAGCTCAACAGACTTTACAACTTGAAAGTCGTCGTTTGGCTAAAAACTCAGCAACTGAATTAAACACACCTCTTCCAAAGTTAGATCCACAAGGCTTGGATAAAGAATCACTTAATGTGCTTAATGAGGCGCGTGGTATTCTTATTAAGAAGTTGGGCTTTGACTCACTCCAAATTAACAAACTTGATCCAATTGAAGCAGTGTCTTTGATTTATCGTGAATCTCATGGGCTAGCATCTGAGGCTTTCTTGCCAGCAAAAGCACCAAAGGCCGTAACTGATGCTGTTGCTCGTTTAGCAGAAAAGGGTTATCGCCCTGTTCTTGGCACTGATATTGGTCATGCTTATGAAGCACCAATTTTGCATCCAGTTATTGCAGATCAGCGCACGTCTTTGCTTCGTCGCGCAGCGCTTGCTCTTAAATTAGACCCAAGCAAGGTAAGCGACATTTCGGTAGCGCAATCTCGTGATACTGCAGTTAAGCAAGAAGTTGATCGTTTGTTTGCATCTGGCAAAGTTCAACCATTTGTAGGCGACAACTCAAGCACAATTGTAAATATTCTTCGTGACTATGCACGTTCTGGTGCAAGCGCAAATAGACTTGGCGATAAAGCAGCCAATGCTATTCGTGGTTGGAACCAAAGCAAGCGTGAGCAAATGATTACTCAATTAATGGGTGATACAAGCAACCTTACAGTCAAAGAAGAAAGAGAATTGCGCGATGCTGCAATGGCAAAAGCTAATGAAGTATTTGGTTCACAACGCCGTATGTCAGATCTTAGTTACAATCAAATGGTTAAGGCTCTTACTCAGCCAATTGCAAAGGGCGCAAAAGACTATCTTGGTGATGTAACACCACGTTATAAACTAGAAGATGCTCGCAAAATTGCTAAGGCGGTAATGCTTGGACAGGCTAAAGCCCCTGGTTATACAATGGGTCTTGGCAAAGGCGAAGATTTTATTCGTGCATCTGGCGCAATTGCTACTAATGCAACAGCTTCTTTCTTTGGCAAAGTACCACTCCTTGACAATTATAAAATTGGCGAAGGTGCAATTGCTCGTGCAATAACTTCATTGCCTAGCAACTTAACTGCTCTTCGTAACCAATGGCGTTTTGATCTTAACCCTATCTTTGCAGTTCGCCGCCTTGCCAAAACAAACGTTAAGGCTGCCACTGAGGGTGTTCCGCTAACTCGTAACCCTTATGAGGCTATGACTCGCCTTGGCATTAAAGATGATGCTTACGCCATTCTTGGCCGTACTATGCCAAAGGTATATGAGAAGGCTCAAGATCTAGACAGCCTTGATCGTTTCTTATCACAGAATGATCCATTTGGTATTTACAACCCAGCGCACAATATGGCTTGGCAGGCATATCACCTCAAGCAACTTGGAATGACCGACGCTGAGATTACTCAGAAGTTGGAAAAGATCAATACTTACGGTGATCGTACTCCACTTGAGCGTACAGTTAACACAATATTTTACCCATTCTCATTTAACAAGACATTGTACAAAAACATTGGTGGCTACCTAATAGATCATCCTGGTGAAAACGCTTTGCTTAACGCAGGCTTTCAACTATACAACCACCTTGATCCAAACAATAAAAACCCAAACAATGGGCTGCAAAACTGGTTTAATAACCACTTGCCAATTATCCAAGATTTTCAAAAATTAAACGCTTTTCAACATGGAACTGGGCTAGGTCAATTTGGTGGTATTAACGCACCATATCTATCTAACACACCATACATTAAAGAGTTTATGAACTTGTTTAGCCCACAGGCTATTACACCTGGTAATGCGCCAAGTGCATTAAAAACTTTTACAAACATGGTGCCAGTACTTAATGAGTTAAATGGTCTTCTTTTTAACTACAATCTTAACACTGGTCAAAGCGGCGTTGGTGGAATTGCTGGTGGAAGACTTGCCGAAACTGGTAAGTTTACCTACTGGTCATTGCAAAATCTTGCCGAGCACTCTGTAGATTTGTATAAGCATTTTATGAATGAAAAAACAAATCGTCTTAATTACACGTCAAACCTTACAGATCAAGCACAGATCCAAAAAGGAATTGAAACGGTAAACGCCCTCAAGGTTCAACTTGCCCCGCTTCTTGGAAGTGGTATGTCGTGGCCAACTACAGCAGATGTTCCAAAGGCTGTACGTGGTTTAAAGTACAACGCAACTACCCTTGAAGAATACGCACATGCGCTATACCCAGGGTATGAAGTTGGAGCAGCGGTTGGTCCAGCAGTTATAAAAGCAGCTGGGGCAACTGAATATGTGCAAAACCTACAGGGAACATTTCGTTTTGATGCGTATAATACGTTTCAAACATATGCAGCATCGGCTGTAACAAAACTGTCAAAAACAAAAGATCCTGCAACTATTCAAGATATTGCAATGCCACTTCGCAATTTGGCCGTCAATATCTCAGAACAAGATCCACAGTTTCTTAAATTCTACAATAAATACTATGAAGCATCACTTGGTCCAATTGAAGGGTTTACAAAGTAATGGCAATTAAAAAAAATACCCCTGCAATTAACCTACCAGCTGGCACTATGGAAGCGCTTGCATCAGGTGGGGCTGGTAGCAGTGGAAGCATTTTGTCAGCCAAAGCACAAGCAAACACCCCAATTAAAAATGATTATGGGTTTATTGTTAATGGAAAAATTCCAACAGTTCTTTCATTGAGTCAGCTAAAATCTCTTCTTGGTGATTCTGTCAATAATGCTCCAGCCATTCAAAGAATGTCTTTGGATGTTTCAAAAGCGCCTGGGGCACTAGCAGGTCTTGATACAATTTCAACCGATGGAAAATTAAGTCCAGTTGAGCAAAACTTTCTTGGAAATTATGCTTTAACTGTTGTCAATCAACATAAGGGCGCAGATCCAGCATCTATTGCAGATGCTATTACCAATAGAATTAATCCTCAATCAATTAACCCATATGCCGTAAGTTCTTCAATTAATCTTAAAAGCATTGATCGACCAGATATTAATGCTGTAAAATCAACCATCAATGATTTGTATTTACAATTGTTGGGTAAAAATGCTTCAGATGCTGAAGCTGCAAAATGGGCACAAGTGTATGATAATTATGCTGCCAAAAATCCAACATCTCAAACCGTTGGCTCAAATACATATTCAGTAGTTCCAGTTCAAGGTTTGGGCGCTGGTGGCGTAACAAATCGTTTGCTTCGTTCTGGTCAAAATGAAACTACAACGGCAAATCAACTTAGCCTACCAGCTTTTGCAAAAAATCAAATTATTGATTCTGGTGAATATAAAGCATTTCAAGCATCTGGTGCTGCCTTTAATCTAATGAACCAAATAGCTGCTAAAGATGCTGGAGTTGCATAATGGCTAAAAGTACTAAAGTATCTGCTCAAGTAGCGGCAGCGGAACCTGGTCTTTCAGGACTATTATCACCAGGGTCAGATTTTGCACAGATTCTTCATAATCAAAATGGCGCTCAATATGCTTTTTGGAAAAATGCAGATTCTACTTTGCCAACAATTCAAAATGGTACTGGCTATTCATTATTTCAATTTATTACTGATGCAGTTAATGGTGGCTGGATTAGCGCACCAGACTCAACAAATTTTGAATTAGGTTTAAAGAAAACAGATTTTTGGAAAGCCTATGGCGCTTCAGCCATTCAAGCAGCTTCAGATAAAGCACAGTCACTTGATGCTAATGGAAACGTGCTTCCAAATAGTACATACGGTAAAGAACTTCAGCGTCGTATTGATGGAATTACTACTGAAGCAACAAGCATGGGTTACAAACTTACCCCAGAGGTTGCAACGTCTCTTGCAGAGGGAACTTTAAATGATGCGTATGAAGGAGCGATTTATAATTCAAGCAATTATCAATCTGGTCTTCAAAGTAAAATTGCCACAACTGCTCAAAGTGCAGGTATTGCACTTAGCGGTGGAGCAAATGCAAGCACTGGAATTGGTCTTGTAAATCAACTTCGTGCCTACGCCGCAAGTCAAGGTGTTGCAATGCCTGAAAGTTTTTACACAGATGCTGGTGCTAAATTATCAGATCCAAAATCTGGTATGACTTATGACACTTATGCAAATAATGTTAAAGGATATGCAGCATCTAAGTTTTCTGGTTTTGCTAGCAGAATTAATCAAGGTGAAACTGTTGCCAACATTGCTGCTCCATATCAGCAAGAAATGCAAAACATTCTTGGTATTCCATCAAACAGTATCGATCTAAGTGGTAACAGCGGAGACAGTGCTTTAATCAATAAAGCCCTTCAAGGAACTATTGACCCAAATACTGGATTAGGTACACCTATGCCCATCTGGCAATTTCAGCAAACACTTCGTCAAGATCCACGTTGGAGAAGCACACCTGACGCTCAAAACTCAATGGCAAGCATTGTTGAAACTCTAGGCAAAACGTTTGGAAAAATCTAATGGCAATGACAGATAGACAAGTAGAGCAACAAATTGCGCAAGATGCTGCTGCTGCCACTGCTGCCGCTGCTGCTCCAGATACACCAGTAACGGCAGGCATATTTCAGGCAGCCAAACCAGCTGGTGCGCTTGTTCTTCCAGACGGTTCTAAGGCTCCAGGTAGCGCAACAATGGCTGGACCCATTGCACAAGGTGCTGGTCCATTAGGTCCTGCAGCAAATTTTTATCCAACTCCATCACCAACTACCGTGCAAACAGTAGATCCTACTGGCAAAGTAATAGGTATTACCACAACTACTTACAACTGGGATGGTACACCTAATACACCACAATACACGCCAATTGCTTCTACTGGCGCAACTGGCGCAACTGGTTCTGCAATAAACCCAAATACAAGTACAGATTATATTTCTGCCGCCCAACAGCAGTTAATGAACTGGGGTATTCTTAACGCTAACGATCCTAATTCAACAGATCTAATGAATCAAATTACAACACTTGCTCAGCAAGGTGCGCAGCCAGATACAATTGCTTTAACAATTCAAAATTCTCCTGCATATAAAGCACGTTTTTCTGGTAATGATGCTCGCGTAGCAGCTGGGTTTTCTGCTTATAGCGCAGCAGATTATATGACTGCTGAAAACAATTACCGTAGCATATTGTCAGAATCTGGTGTTCCAGATAAATATCAAACTCAATCTTTTCTTGCGAGCCTTATTGGCAAAAACGTGGGAACGGCAACACTTCAAAACTACGTCAACATGGCAAGCCAGTTGGCGACAACCCAAGATCCTTACATGCTTCAAACTGCATATCAACAATATGGTTTGACCCAAGGTGATCTTATTGCACACTTCCTTGATCCAAATACGGCAGTACCTGTTCTTCAACAACAGTTTGCTGGTACTCAAGTTGCGGCAGAAGCAGCTCGTCAAAACCTTGCTCTTAATCAACAAAACGCTTTGAGCCTTGCAGCACAGGGTGTTACGCAACAACAAGCCCAAACAGGCTTTGCAAACATTGGTAGTCAATTGGCTCAACAGCAACAGATCGCCGCATCATTGGGTGGCAATGCTGCCAACATTGGCTCTGAACTAACTGCTGCTCAATTTAACGCAAACGTTAATGGCATTTCTGCGGCACAAGCACAGCAAGAATTAACACGTCAACGTGCAGGACTTGTAAATCTTTATAGCGGCTCTTCTGGTGCTGCTAAGGGCAGCCTTTATACAGAAGAATCTGGCGTAAGTTAATTAGGTTCCATCACTACCCATTGGCATAGTGATGTGTATTTAAAGACCAAGAGTGGGAGCTAGTACCCCTTCCCCTGGGGAGTGCTATGGCCTGCGATCAACCAACATAGAAAAGGGAGTGCCACATGGCAGACCAATACGAAGATGATGACTTTGATCTTGAAGAAGATCAACCATCACAAACACAAGACCAGAATGGTCCAGCAAATCTACGCAAGGCTCTCAAAAGAGCAGAGCGTGAAAAGAAGGAACTGGCTGATCAGCTAGCTTCTATTCAGGCAGACCTTCGAGGACGTTCAGTCAAGGAAGTATTGGAACAGAAGGGCGTACCAACTAAGGTCGCCAAGTTCATTCCTGGCGACGTAAGTACGCCTGAGCAGATTGATGCATGGTTAAACGAGAACGCTGATGTGTTCGGATTTGCTGCGCCACAAGATGCTCCGTCTGAAGAACCAACACCTAATGCTCGTGAAACACAGCGAATCAATGCCACTCTTCAAAACGCAAATACCCCGTCTCGTGATGCTGATGCAGCCGCGAAACTGGCTGGCGTTAAGACAAGAGAAGAGCTTGACATGCTTGTTTTTGGTCAGAAGGTAACGGGTCGAGGACGTTAATTTAAACCCATTCGCACACTATACCCAAAGAAAGTAGGTGACACATGGCCAATCAATATACCGACTCAATCGGTTCTACCTCTGGTATTCCAGGGTTAGTACAAACCGCTTATGATCGTTATGTAGAGTTTGCGCTCCGTGCCGTTCCTCTTATCCGCGATGTTGCAGATAAGCGTCCAGTACAGCAAGCTATGCCAGGTTCGTCTGTTGTATTCCAGATTTACACAGACATGTCAGCCGTTACTTCTTCACTCTCTGAAGACGTTGATCCAGATGCTGTTGCTCTAGGTAACACCACTCCAATCACCGTTTCATTGCTTGAATATGGTAACGCTTCTCTAGCAACTCGTAAGCTCGAGTTGTTCTCACTATCAGATGTAGATCCAGCTATTGCAGACATTATTGCCTTCAACATGGCTGACTCACTTGATACAGTCGTCCTCAAGACACTTGTTGGTGGACCAAACGCAATTGCTGAACTAACAGGCGGAGCTTCTGCCCCAGTTTCAACATATGCTGGAACATACACCAATGGAACAACACAAGCATCTATCGATGGAACATCAGTAATTCGCTCACGCGACATTCGTACTGCTGTTGCAAAGCTACGTGCTAACAAGGCTGTTCCACGTCAAGGCGAATACTACTGGTGTGGTATTCACCCAGAAGTTTCATACGACCTTCGCTCCGAAACTGGAGCAGGCGGATGGCGCGATGACCACAAGTACGCTGAGAATGGCGCATCTGAATTTTGGCCAGGAACCATCGGAACTTACGAAGGAGCTATGTTCGTAGAGTCTCCACGTTTGTTCAACACAACAGATGGTACAGGTTCTTCAGGTGCTACAGGTACATTCGGTACTTCTTCTTACGTAAACGCTTCTGGTGGAACACGCGTATTCCGCACACTAGTTGCTGGTAAGCAAGCACTTGCTGAAGCGGTTGCTGAAGAGCCACATGTGGTCTTCGGTCCAATCGTTGATAAGTTGATGCGTTTCCGTCCAATCGGATGGTACGGCGTTCTAGGCTGGGCACGTTACCGTGACGCAGCTTTGGTTCGTATCGAGTCATCAGCTTCTATCCACAACTCATAATTGAGTTAGTTGTTGCCTGCTCCCGCACGTGGGGGCAGGCGGCAACACCCAACGAAAGGTAACGCATGTATACATTTAAGCCGCCAACGGTTGAAGAAGGACCAGCAGGCTTTGGTATTTTATTCTGGCGTTACAGATTACCTCGTGCAAACTCGATCCTTGTTAATGGATCTGTAGTTACTTCTATTCGCACACCAGCAGTTCAGGATACGCAATCTGCGGACTACTGCTATCTAGGCGGGCATGAATATATTATTACCCAGCCAGAATATAACATTCTTTACGCAGCGGGCTATGGCCCTTACATCACAACTTCTTAGGAGCATTGAGTGGCTAATCCAGGCAGATATAACATCAATGTTATCAAGGGCACAACTTTTAATTTAACAACTGTATGGAAGATCAATGCCATCCCAGTTATTATGACAGGCTATTCTGCTGACCTACAAGTTCGTGACGTATCAAATAATCTTATTACTGAAATGTCTACAGCCAACGGCAAAGCAACCATCACTGGTTCTGCTGGCAAAGTTTCATGCGACCTTACAGCAGCGCAGACTAATGCGCTTACCGCTGGAACTTACAACTATGCTCTTAACGTTACCGATGCTGGCGGCACAGTCACACAGCTTCTTAATGGAACATTCCTTGTTGCTGCATCGGTGGTGCAGTAATGGCGGTTAATCAAGACAGTATCTCAACGGTTGAAGTTCAAGTAACTACTAACGTATTTGACGTAGTTTCAAATGAATATCGTGTTATTGAATTAGGTCCTATCGGACCACAAGGCCCTATTGGCTATCAAGGTTTTGCAGGTGTTACAGGCGCAACAGGTGCGCAAGGTTCTACAGGAGTGACGGGAGCACAAGGTGCGGCAGGTAATACTGGTAATACTGGTTCTGTCGGTTCCACTGGTGCCACTGGCCCTACTGGCTCTACAGGCATTACAGGACCAACGGGTAGTCAAGGAAATACTGGTAACACAGGATCAGTTGGAGCAACAGGCGCGGCAGGATCTACGGGCGGCACGGGAGCTACTGGCTCTCAAGGGAATACTGGAACAACGGGACCAACAGGTTCTGTAGGTTCAACAGGTTCAACTGGCGCAACAGGTGCGCAAGGCAACACTGGTAGCACGGGTGTTACAGGCCCTACAGGGCCTACAGGAGCCACTGGCAGCACAGGTCCTACAGGTTCTACAGGCTTTACTGGTTCAACAGGTGCTACGGGCTTTACAGGCTCTACAGGACCTACTGGTCCTACGGGTGCTCAGGGCAATACGGGCAACACAGGAAACACTGGCAACACGGGTAATACTGGTAACACAGGTAACACTGGTCCATCCGTAACAGGATCTACTGGTCCGACTGGTGCTACTGGTGCCACTGGTGCAGGCGGTACGCTAGGCCATTACGGTAACTTTTACGATACTACCACTCAGACCAATGCAGGCGCTACTAGCGCCAACCTTATTACTATTAACACCGATTCTGGCTCAAGTGGCGTAAGCATCGTCTCATCTAGCCAAATTACTTTTGCCTATGCTGGTACTTACTCAGTAAACCTTTTGGGTCAATTCATCACCACTGGTGGTGGAAGCAATTACCAAGTAAACGTTTGGTATGCTCTTAATGGAACTGCTGTGACTCAATCAACCGCAGTCTTTACAACCTCTGGCGTTAACAACCAAGTCCTTGCAAACATTGAAGACTTAGTAACAGTTAATGCTGGTGACTACATCCAGTTCTACTGGTCATCACAAAACACCTATATGGAATTACTAGCAGTTGCTGCTGGTTCATCTCCGACTCGTCCTGCATCTCCAAGCGTGAATCTTCACGTTGAACAAATTATGTACACTATACTTGGACCGACGGGAGCAACGGGTGCCACAGGATCTACGGGAACGAATGGCTCAACTGGATCAACAGGGCCAACAGGAAGTACTGGCAGCAATGGCGCGACTGGAGCGACGGGGGCTACTGGATCAAGCGGGTCTAACGGTGCTACGGGAGCAACGGGAGCTACAGGCTCAGCAGGTGCGGTAGGAACAACAGGTCCAACAGGCCCAACAGGATCAACTGGTGTTGCAGGTAATACTGGTAACACAGGAAATACTGGCTCTGCAGGCGCACAAGGAAATACGGGAAATACTGGTAATACAGGAAGTTCTGGCGCTCAGGGTAATACAGGTAATACTGGTCCTACTGGTAGCAATGGAACAAATGGTTCTACAGGTGCCACAGGTCCAACAGGTGTAGTAACGGCAACTGCCCCAGTTACTTATAACTCAGGCACACAAACTGTTGCACTCAATGTTGGCACAGGACTTACTACTTCAGCAAGTAACCTGATTGTAGATACAACCGTTGTGCCTGAATTGGCTACAACGAATACCTTTACAGCAGGTAACACAATAGCCCCTACCGCTACTGGAGTAGTGCCATTAACTGCAACTACGCCAAATGGCTCTAATGCAAATATTGCTTCCTTTACGCAAGCAGGAACTTCTTACGCATTAACTGTTGACCAGTTTGGTATTTTAAAAACTGCTTTTGGAATTTACGGCGGAACTACTGTTAATTATGGTGCAAGAAATAATTTTGGTCCAAACGGTTCAGCAAATATAATTATTGCTAACAGAGCAGCCTCTGCCCAAAGCGGAGATATGCTTCAAAACCAAAACGGTTCTGGTACACTTATTTCAGGATTTAACGCAGCGGGTCAATTATTTGCTGGTAACACAACAGCAGTAGTTGGTTCTATTACAACTGCTATTTCATCCGCTGCTTATACCTCTGCCACAGTTGCCGTCTTTACCTATGGCGGAACATCGTTAATTCAAGTCGGGCAAAGAGTAACTATCGCTGGTGTTACTGGCGGTACTTACAATGGTACTTGGATAGTGACTGCCGCAACATCTACCACCTTTACCGTAGTAGGTTCAGGATTTACCAACGTTGCTGGTACTGGCGGAACAATTCAAATCTCAGCAGTTGTTTCTGTCGTTGCCCCAACTGCCGCTATTACCCCAATAGTAGTTCAAGGTAATGCTTCCCAAACTGCCAACCTTACTGAATGGCAAAACTCAAGCGGTGCGGTATTGGCAAAGATTGACTCAGCAGGTAACTTGACTGCTGCAAGTTATAACGGTCCAGTTCTTTATACAATTAACAACCAAACTGGTACTACCTTTACTCCAGCACTAGCCGATGACTATTCAATAGTTACCCTTAACAACGCATCTACTATTTCAGTAACTATTCCGACTAACGCTTCCGTTGCCTACCCAGTAGGTAGTCAATTAAACTTTGTTTGGATTACTGGAGCTGGACAGCCAACTATTACTGCTGTTACCCCTGGTACAACTACAATTATTTCAACTGGCGCAACGTCAACTGCACCTAAACTTAGGGCAAAAAACTCTGCTGCAACAGCAATTAAAATTGCTACGGACACGTGGTTGGTAACGGGCGATATAGCATAGTTTGTGCTATAATGCAAACGTGAAAATTGCCGTTTATGCCATTGCGCTTAATGAGATACTTCATGCTGAGCGTTGGGCCAATGCGGCCAAAGGTGCCGATTACAGAATAGTGGCAGATACAGGATCTACAGATGGAACACAAAAAAAGTTACAAGAGCTGGGCGTTACTGTTCATAATATTAGCGTTAGGCCTTGGCGTTTTGATGTGGCGCGGAACACGTCTCTTGCGCTCATACCAGAAGATGTAGATATTTGCATCTACGTAGATCTTGATGAAGTAGTCCATAAAAATTTTTTCCAAGAAGTTCGTAAGCAGTGGGACCCGACAGCGCAAGCTGGTTGGATAACATTTGATACTGGCAGTAAATGGCAAAAGGATAAAATACATAGCCGTTGGGGTTGGCATTGGAAGTACCCCATACATGAGGTTCCAGTGTATTACGCTGAAGGTACTCCAAAGTATTGCGCTATTAAGAACGCGATCATCAGCCATAAGCCAGATGATAATAAATCTCGCGGGCAGTATCTGCCTATGCTTGAGATGTGTGTTAAAGAGTTTCCCCAAGATCCACGTATGTGGACGTACATGGTACGTGAGTACTACTTCTATCGCCGTTGGGATGATGTAATCGCATCTGCCAATAAGCGAATGGAACTAGGTGGATGGAATGTTGAAGAGGCTGCCACATGTAGATGGGCTGCTGAAGCAGCGCACCATCTAGGTAAAGCAGAAGAAGCAACAGTATGGGCTGAGCGTGGTGCTCAGATTATGCCCAATGAAGGTGAACCTTGGTTCTCCGTAGCGCTAGATGCTTACCGCAATAAACGTTGGCAACAATGTTTAGATGCTTCTATCAAGGCAATTGAGTGCCATAGAAGCGTTCACTACTGCTATGACTCATCGGTGTGGGACTGGAAAGCATACGATCTAGCCAGTATCGCATCATGGGAACTAGGTTTTATTGATGAAGCAATTACATTTGCACTTGCTGCATCAAAGGGCAATGGCCCAGAGAATGAACGCGTAGTGCGTAACTTTAAATTTTTTAGACAAGCCAAGGAGAAACATGGCTCTCGGAGATAACTGCCGCACAGGCTGCTTAGAAAAAAATCACGAAACTTATGCCGAGTGCTTGCAATCAAGCAACGTGCACGTCAATGCTGGCGATGCTAACAGCAGCAAGACTATGACTAAGAAGCGCTGGGATGCTGAACTTAATGCATACGCAGGTGCTCGCAAGCAAGGTATTCAACCAGCTGGTACAACCATGAGGGCTGTTGCAGAGTCATTGGAAGCAAGTGACAAACTAGGCACTGCATTTGATGCAGGCACAATGCCAGCCGCAAAACAGATTACCAAGCACAAGGCAAAGGTAATGAAAGAAGTAGGGATAATCTAATGGCAGCATCAAAGAAGGGCATGGGTTTTAAAGCCGCCCAAAAGTCAATCGCTAAAAAGTCTAATGTTTCAATGAAGAGCGCAGGAGCAATCCTAGCGTCTGCTTCACGCGAAGCATCACCAGCAGCAAAGAAAAAAAATCCAAACCTAAAGAAAGTTAAGGGCTAATTATGTGCGCAGAATGTGGTTGCAACGCAACAGCAATTGGTAAGTTAAACGACAAGCTAACTGGCAAGCCAACAAAGTCACCTTACGGTGAATATGAAGGCGTTGGCGGAACAAAGTAAATTGGTTAGCAAGGCAAATAAGGGTCAAGCCAAACAAGCAAAGATAGATTCAATTGTAATTGGTGGTCAAAAGCACACAGTTGTTAAGGCCACCAATGGCGATATTGTTGTTAATCACCCTGGTTCTAAAAAAACAACATTTAAAAAAATTGACTTGACTAAAAAAGCAGATGTAAAAACTGTAGCTGCTGGCGTAGCAGCAGTAAAGAAATGGCATAAAAACCATCCCGCGAAAGGAAAATAAATGGCAAAAGATGATGGTCTATCAACCGTATATCATTTAAACCGCTTGGCAGGAACTATCGTCAACTCAGTGCCACAACTAGACATTAATGGTGCCGCATCTCAATGGGCATTTAACGTCACAGGACAAACCTTTACTCGTGGGATTGATGCTCTTAACGCCATTTATGCTTATCGCAACAGCGGCAAGAATTTTCACTTAGATACTCCTGGTGTGCTTAACGCACTTGCTGGAGTTTATGGCTATGGCGAAGCAGCCGCAGCATCAAGGATCGTGTCCTAATGACTTTATTTTCAGAACTAATTGATGAGACTGCACTGGCACTTACTGGTTATACCAGCCGTCAAGATCAAGCCACATTTTTAACAGCGCCCATGAGTGCTACGGATCTAACTTTTACTGTTGCCGATGGCACAGTTCTTACACGCGGTATTGTAGAAATTGATGAAGAGTTGATCTGGGTTGACTCATTTAACCGTACAACCAACACCGCAACTATTCCACCATATGGCCGCGGCTTTAGAGATACTAACGCTGTTCCACATAGTGCTGGTGTACGCGTAACTATTACCCCATCATTCCCACGGGCTATGATTCGCAAGGATATTAACGAAGCAATTGACGCTATTTATCCAAGCCTATTTGGTGTGTATTACACAACATTTTCTTTCATCGCATCACGCACAACTTATCAGCTTCCATCGGAAGCGATTGATGCTCTAGCAGTTTCTTGGCAGACTATTGGTCCATCTCTTGAATGGCTACCAGTTCGTCATTATCGTATTGACCGCACAGCAAACCCAATTGCTTGGAGCACAGGTAAGACAATTTCTATCTCAGATGGAATTATCCCTGGACGTACAGTTCAAGTTGTCTATACAAAAAAGCCTACACAATTGGAATATGACACAGATGACTTTACAACCACTGGCTTGCCAGACTCAGCCCGTGAGGTAGTCATTCTTGGTGCGGCATATCGCTCAGCTGCATATGTAGATATGGGCCGCGTGCCAGCATCATCTGCTGAAGCAGGTTCTATGGATCAAAGCAACCCAATTGGAACAGCAACAAACATGAGCCGTTATTTTTACCAGATGTACCAGCAACGCCTACAGGTGGAGATGGCACGTCAAGCAGAGCAATACCCACCTCGTACACACTACTCACGATAGGTAGATAGATGACAAGATACTACTCAGCCAACGCGCAAGATACTACAGTTACTAGCGCCATTACCAGCTCGTCTACTACTGTTGTTGTAGGAGCTACGACAAACTTCCCAACACAATATCCTTTTATTGTTGCCCTTGATTTTGGAGCAGCAGCGGAAGAATTAGTTGCGGTTACTGGTGTATCTGGATTAACTCTTACAATTACTCGTGGTTTTAATAGTACAACTGCTCAACCACATTCAGCAGGAGCTGTAGTTCGTCACGTAGCAACTGCTCAAGATTTTACAGATGCTCAAAATCATTATAATGCATCAAGCTCAATTCATGGAGTAACAGGATCTGTAGTAGGTACAAGCGATTCTCAAACTCTTACCAACAAAATTATTTCAGGCTCATCTAATACTATTACAAATGTACCTCTTGCAACTGGTGTTACTGGCACGCTAGCAACTACAAATGGTGGAACTGGATTATCATCTATAGGAACTGCAGGTCAAGCGCTTGTAGTTAATTCTGGTGCGACTGGTCTTACATATACATCAGTGGTTGGCGTTAGTGGCCCTACAGGGCCTACAGGGGCTACTGGATCCACAGGAGCTACAGGTTCAACAACCCTTTCTATTAATGCTCAAACAGGTACAACCTATACCCTTGCAACAGGTGACGTAAATCTTTTGGTAACAGCATCTAATGCTTCAGCCATAACCGTTACTGTCCCACCAAGCGTATTTACTACAGGGCAACAAATTAACGTTCAGCAAATCGGGGCAGGTCAAGTTACCTTTGCCGCTGGTTCTGGCGTAACTATTACATCAACAGGTGCTACTGCTGCGTCTCCTAAACTACGTGCGCAATATTCAGCAGCAACTGTTATCTGCACAGGAACAAATACATTTACAGTATTAGGAGATATTGCATAATGCCACTTATTCCAGGTATTCTTGCTTCAGGCATATCAGGCCATTTAGGTGTTTCATCAGTAACCTACCTTGTTGTTGCAGGTGGTGGCGGTTCAGGAGGCAACGGTAGCGCTGGTTGTGGTTGCGCATATGGATTTGGTGGTGGTGGCGCTGGTGGTTATCAATCATCAACACTTTCCGTTACTCCTGGCACGGCTTACACAGTAACTGTTGGTGGTGGTGGTGGACGTGGTGGTTCAGGTAGCGCTGGTAGTAACGGCGGAAACTCTGTATTTTCATCAATAACCTCTCTTGGTGGTGGCGGTGGTGGTGATGGTCGTGCTGCATTTAATGGCCCTGGTAACACTGGTGGTTCTGGTGGCGGTAGCGCATCCGCAGTAAATGCAAGTGGAACTGCTGGACAAGGAAACGCTGGTGGAAATAGAAACGGAGCAACCCTTGGCGCAGGTGGTGGTGGCGGTGCTGGTGCTGCTGGAGGAAATGCAGTCATTCTTTCTGGATATAATAAAAGAGGCGGCGCTGGCGGCAATGGTTTAACGTTTTCAATTAACTCTACCACCTATGCAGGTGGCGGTGGTGGCGGTGGATTAGTTCAATGTAGTGCGTCTTCTAGCATTAGGTCTGCAGGTGGTACTGGCGGTGGTGGTTGTGGTTCTGGTAACTGTTCAAGCGTTTGCGGTGGCAATGGTATAAATGGAACAACCAATAAAGGCGGCGGTGGTGGTGGTGGAATTTCCAACAGGACTGGCTGTGGCTATCAGGGTCAAGGAGGTAACGGTGGTTCTGGTGTTGTCATCATTGCTTATCCAAGCGGTTATGCAAATATTACAACCATTAGCGGTGGCTTGACTTACTCTGGTCCAACAATAATTGGCAGCAATAAGGTTTATACTTTTACAGCAGGAACAGGTACGGTGACTTTCTAATGGCACATTATGCTTTTCTTGATGAAAACAATATTGTTACAGAAGTTATTGTAGGTAAAGATGAGACTGAACTTATTGATGGGCTTGACCCTGAAACTTGGTACGGTAATTTTCAAGGACAAAAATGTCTAAGAACTTCTTACAATACTTATGGTGGGGTAAACACTAAAGGCACACCTTTTCGTAAAAATTATGCGGGTCTTGGATTTACCTATGATGCAACTCGTGATGCTTTTATTCCACCTAAACCATTTTCTTCTTGGGTATTAAATGAGGATACTTGCCTATGGGAAGCACCAACCCCACGCCCAAAGGCTACTGAAACAACACGTTGGAAATGGGATGAGCCAAGCGTGTCTTGGATTGAAATACCAAGGCCAATATTACCTTCTGCCTAAAATATGATAACATAGCTTTCTAACCCAAGGGGGCAATAATGGCAGAAATTATCTTTACTGATATACATAATTTAGATGGCGTATTGGAAAAACCAAAACCAGCAATTGAGTATATTCCAGAATGGTACAAAGCAGCTAAGGCTTACCTAGATCCAAGTGGTAAGAAAGTGCCAACTATGGATGGTAGCCCAATGGCTACTATTAAACGCTGTATGCCATTGTGGGATATGATGACTGCTGGTTATATTATGGAAACGCCATACGATATTTACGTAAGGCAAACTAAAACAGGACCATATTTTCAATGGGGTGGCAACGAGGCTATTGCATTTCAAGTAATGGAGCAGTTTCAAAATCATCCTTACTCAAGAGATATTAACTACGCTGTAAGAATTAACATACCTTGGTCTATTAAAACTCCAAAGGGTTGGTCCATTATGGTGATGGAACCACAGCATCACGAGCCAGGACCTATCACTTGTGCCAGTGGCATTGTGGATACAGACGATTATTCAATGCCGTTTAATATGTTTCTTAAATTACGCGACTCAAAGTTTGAAGGAATGATTGCTGCGGGTACGCCGTTCTTACAGATTATTCCTTTTAAGCGTGAGGCTTGGTCATCATCTTTAGGTGGCGACAAAGAACGAATTAAGCAAGTAGCAGATAGACAAAAATTTGGTAGAGTATTTTTTGACCGCTATAAAAAGTTTTGGTGGCAGAAAAAAGAATACAAGTAATACTAAGCCCCCTTTATGGGGGCTTTTTTATTGGACAAACATAAGGAGCATAGGTGGCTATAGGCAGCATTGATGGTTTTGGACATATTGCCGAACGTCCTGTTGATCCAATTGGTCAACCAAGCGTAGCTGGTAATACCTTTACCAATACTTCTAATACCTATGATTGTGCTATCGCAGGTCTACCATTCTTTTTTGCTGTCAACGATAAGTATCCATCAAAGCGAGAAACTGCACAGTATCGTAAGCAACAGATCGATCAACAAAAAGAGCCTGGCGAACAAACATTAACAGGGTGGTGGCTACGCTCACAGTCTAGCTTCCACTATGGCGCTGGTATTCGTTACGAAGAGCCAGTTGAGGGCGAAACTGTTAACCTTCGCTTCAACAAATCTGCTGGTATTGATCCATTTAACATTGGTCGCGTAGATCTTCTACCAGATGTAGATCAACTCTACTCAACCAGCGGCACAAACATTATGTTTGAAGGCGGCAACGACGGCACAAATGATTTTGCCCTTGTAGCCGATGGGTCTGCTGTTAAAAAAGTTATTCAAGGATCGGCTCCAACTACTGTTACATGGGGTGGTTCTGGTGCAATTCTAGATATTACCCATGATGGAACGTATTACTATGTGGCTAATGCCACTGGTATTTATAAAGGTCCTTTGGATCTATCTGTCAGCGGCACTTCTGTCTTTACTCATCCAACTTCATACACTGGCACTGTTACTAAAGTCAAAATGAACTGGGTTAAACAACGTCTTATTGCTGCCGTTAATAACTACCTTTTTGAAATTACCCCTATTACCAGCTTTACTGTTACTCAAACCATTCTTGGTCAATATTCACACGGGTCATTAAACTACACAGGCAACGTGGCAGTCATTAACACTCAAGGCAACCACAACTTTAGCATTGGCTCATTGGTAACTGTTTCATCTGTTGGCTCTCCTTACAACGGCACATGGCAGGTCATTGACGTACCAGCCCCATACCAAGTGGCTCTTAATATTCAGAACGCTAACGTGGCTCCTAATACTTCAGCCAGCGGATCTATTGTTCTAGCGTCTAACAACACAACGCCTATCTACAATCATCCAAACCCAGCATGGATATGGACTGGTATTTGTGAAGGCCCAAATGCTATCTATGTTTCAGGTTATGTTGGAGATGTATCTAGTGTGTATCGCCTTTCCCTCGATACAACAGGTGCAGTTCCACTTCTTAACAAGGCTTTGACCGCAGCCGATATGCCACGTGGCGAGATTATTCTCAGCCTTGGTTCATATGTAGGCAAGTACATGGTCTTTGGAACTAACCGTGGTGTGCGCGTAGGACAGATCGACACGTCAGGCTTTGTCTCTTCTGGCTATATTACCTATGGTCCAATGACTGTTATTACTGCTGGTTACGATCCAGCCACAGGCACTTACCGTACTCCAGCTGGGCAAGATGGTTGGGTCAACTATGTAACATTTAATGACCGTTATGCTTATTGCACCGTCACAAACTATATTGATAATGGTGATGGCACATACTCATCTGGTCTAGTTAAACTAGATCTGGGTAAGGAAGTTGCTACCAATCAAGTAGCTTGGGCTACCAACCTTCGTGCCCCAGCAGGTATTACTGCTCAGACACAGGATGCTGCGGTTTATGGTAAATCTAATCGCCTTATGTTTTCTGTTCAAGGTTATGGTATTTACATTCAAACAGATCCAACTAACTCTAACTCAAGCGGCAAGTTGTGCTCATCTGGTTATATTCAAACAGGTCAAATTCGTTATCTTACCCTTGAAGATAAACATTTTAAATATGTTAAGGCTCGCTTAACAAATCCAATTGTTGGTAATGTTACAGTTCAAACTGTTGATGCGTCTGGCAATATAGGCAATCTTATATCAATTGATCAAAACTTTGATCTTAATCAAGATATTTCTACTGGTATTTCAGCCCCTATTGAATCTCTTGGATTTAGATTTATAATCTATCCAACTAGCAATCAACTATCAGCAACCACTTTCAATGGCTATCAACTTAAATCATTGCCAGCTGTTGCTCGTGAACGCGAGATTGGCATACCAGTTCTCATGTTTGACTTTGATATGGATCGTTATAACATGGTGCTTGGTTATGAAGGCCGTGCTAAAGATACTCTTTTTGCTCTTGAAACTGTTGAATCAAACGGCGATGTTGTAATTCTTCAAGACTTTACAACTGGCGAGCAGGTTCAAGGCGTAATTGAATCTCTCTCATTTGTTCGTATGTCCCCACCAGATAAGCGCTTCTCAGGTTTTGGCGGCGTTTGTATGGTTCAGTTCCGTACAGTCAACGCATAAAGGATAATCATGTCATCGGATACAGCCACCATTGTCTACTCGTATTTCTTTGTAGCTGCAGCCCTGCTTGCTGGTCTTAGTCTTGTTGCTAGACACACCATTGCCAAGTACACAGATGAACTAAAAGACAAGCTGGCCAAGATCGAGTATGCGCTATACAACGATGGACACACTGGGCTTATCAACAAGGTAGATCAACTGATTGAGAACCAGCAGATCATCAAGATTGACGTAGAAGTAATGAAGGCAAAGGCCGAACTGTAATGCACCGCTGGGCATGGAAAAAGATCAGTGCCATTACGCGGGTGTGGTTTGAGTCATTCCTTGCAGTTGAAATTGGTATTCATATTAAAGATTTTGCAAACGCAAAGTTATTTATATCCGCAACCATTGCGGCAATAATCCCTGTAGCCCTTCGCTGGCTTAACCCAAGGGACAGTTTTCCAGAGGAGAAATGATGAGTTACGAACCTAGACTTGGTGATTACGGATGCGTTAAAACCAATGGCTTTTTTGGTTGGCTTATTCGCCTTGGTACTTTTTCTCGTTGGAACCATGCTGTCGTATATGTCGGCAACGGAGAGATTGTTAGTGCGGATCCACGTGGCATAAAGAAAAAGCCAGTGACTGAGTATCCACGCATTGCCTGGAACCAGCATGAAGAACTAGATGACAATCAACGTATGCAAATTGCTAACGCTGCGCTTGAAGCAGTCGGCAAGCCATACGATTTTTTCACTATTGCAGATCTTGCTTTTCGTATCCTTGGTTTAAAAATTCTAACCGCTGGCTTGCTTGGCCGTTTGGCAAGGAACCATGGCTACATCTGTTCTGAACTTGTAGCTGAGTGCTACCGCAAAGGCGGGCTAGTAGTAGCTAAAGAAGATTATTTGTGTACCCCAGGAGACTTGGCTGAGAGGCTGATCTGGCAATGAGTAGCGGCTTAGATATAGTCAACATCGCTCAAAAGCAGATTGGCTTTATCGAAGGACCTAACAACGAAAACCCGTATGGCACTTGGTATGGCATGCCTAATCAAAGTTACTGCGCCATGTTTGTTAGTTGGGTATTTGATCAAGCAAAGTTATCTGCGCTAGTTGCCGCTGAAACACCCAAGGGATTTAGTTACTGCCCAGTAGGATTAAGTTGGTTCCAGAAGCATGGCCAGATAGTTCCTAAAGGAACAGGTCGTCCTGGCGATATTGTTTTCTATGATTTTTCTGGCAAAGGTGTGGCTGAGCATGTAGGTATTCTGGAGAACTGCTCAACGGCAGGACTAACAGTCATTGAAGCAAACACCAGCCCTGACCATGCCACTGGCTCACAAGCAAACGGCATAGGTGTGTTTCGTAGGCACCGCCCATGGCTCAACATCGTTGCCATTGCTAGACCTAACTACCCAACACCTGTCAAACCTTCTACGCCTACCAAGAACAAGGTGCTAGCAACGGGAGTTGCAGGCGCTACAGCCCTTGGTGGTGGTGGAATGGCCCTGAGTAATAATCTTGGCTCAACTACGCCTAGCGTCAAGGCTCCAACTGTTATCGTAGCCCCGCCATTCCCTGGCACAGCAGCCTTTAAAGTGGGCTATAAGACCGCAGCAGCCATGATTGTAGAGAGAGCACTAGCCAACGCTGGATTGCTACCTCAAAATCAAATTTTAGGTACATTGACAGCTGAGGATCTAGCCCTCGTGCCCGTCTACCAGAGCAAATATCCTGGGCTTAAAAAGGAAAAAGGCATTGGCCCATTCACCTACTCGTCTATGACGGCAAAGGCTGGCTCATAATGCCATTCAAGTTTGATATGACAAACCCAAAGACCGCTTTCCTCGGCGGTACGGCGGGTCTTTTAGTATGGAAAGCAAGCAACTTCGCAATAGATCCTGTACACTTGGGTATGGTTGCAACGGCAGTCGCTACTGGCTCCGCTTCACCCAAGCCTTATGGTTCTCCGTTGAGTGATCCAGAGGCTAGCCATATGAATACACCATACGTTGACAATGTAGAGGAAGAATAAATGAAAATATCATCACGCGAAAAGGCTCTTATTGAGCATTACCTATATGCGACTATCGCTGCTGGCGTTGCTATTTATCAAACTGGCAACCACAATCTCAAGCATATTGCTTGGGCTGCTCTTGTTGGTGTGCTTGGTCCAATCGTGGCTCGCATCAACCCATACTCACTATTCAATAAGACACTACCGCCAGTAGATCACAAGATTGTGCCTGCTAGCACCAAGTAAAACTTAATAACAAATAGCCCCTCGCTTAATTGCGGGGGGTTTATTTTTTTTGCAATTTTGCTTATATTAAAGGCGACGCTATCAGCGGAGCCGCGTCGCATACCTTGGTTAAACTCGCTCCCGTGCTTACGCTCGTAGTCTAGCCATAGGAAAAAATTTCTGTCAAATCGAGAGCCACTGGCGTGTCTCATTTCGACTCATAGGCAAACCCTATCTCGGGCCGTGCTACACTTCACCTATGGAAACAGAGACAAAGATAAATCACAGATCGTTTTCCTCATTCGCATCATGGGTGCGTTGTGGAAAAGCATGGCAACTAGAGCGCGGCTTTGCCGTACAGACCGAACCAGCTTGGTGGTTTGTAGGCGGGTCAGCATTTCACACAGCATGTGAACGTTACTTACGTGAGGTTCTTGATGCGCAAGAAAAAAAATGAGCCAACTCCTATCAAGAACCTTGTGGTTCTTTATGGGGAGAAGGCAGATTACACAAGCCTTGGCCCGATCCGTATATGCCCATGTGGGTCCGATACGTGGCATGTGAAAGTTAAGTTTGCTGAAGACGACACGATTGGCTTTTATTTTTTAGACATGCAGTGTGTGCTATGCTCATCTCTCGCGCAGGCACCTATGCCAGATTGGGGACACTAATGATTGAAAAAACATATCCTATTCGCTGCTTCATTGAATCTTTTTTTGCAAAGATTGGTGAAGGTATTAGTCGCATTGGATGGCTAGCAACCAATGGTATTCCAGATGAATACTTTGAAGATAAATTTTTTAATAAGTTTGGCTACCATGAAGAAGACTGGATGAAGAGCCACTGGGAAGATGATGAGTGCTAAATGGGAAAGAAACGCGCACAGATAATTACTAAGACTGCATTTGAAAAGGCTTTTGTTGAAGCTGAAGTATTAATGCGCAAGGCTCTTGGCGACATGATTGAAAAAGAAATTAGAATTGAAACTAACCCTGCTACTATTGTGGGATTGAAGAAAGCCCAAGAGATAGTGATAGGACAAAAGGTTGATTGACCTTAAAGAGATTTGGGAGCACTCGTTTCTTTCTGAGATAGGTGCTGTTGAACATAAGACTGGCACTAACCCAGTTGACTGGCGTGTTGGTGGACGTTCATCCAAAGCAAACCCTGACAAAGAAAACAAGGTTTGGTGGGATGAGAACGGTCTTAAAATGTTTGAGGATTTTGTACAGTCTTTTAACAACAACAAGTGGAAAGTCTGGATAGCACCAGATGGCACTCCTGGCATTGAAATGGGTTTTGATTTAATGTTTGGCGATGTTCGCATCGTTGCCTATGCAGATTTAATTCTTGAGAATGAAGATGGTTCATTGACCGTGGTGGATCTGAAGACAGGATCTTATACACCAGACTCTGCTATGCAGCTGGGTGTGTACGCTTCCTGTATTGAGATGCGTTACGGTATACGACCAGCCCATGGTGCTTACTACAAGGCACGTGAGGCTATCCTTGAGCCAAGTCCAGGGCTAGACCTGTGGTCCATAGCTGTTCTTACAGAACTTTTTACCCAGTTTGAACGGGGTATTCAGGCAGAAATTTTTTTACCCAATATCAACATGCTATGTGGAAGTTGTGGCGTGAAAGAATATTGTTACGCTATTGGTGGCAGCCTTGCTCACACAGTGGACCCACTGGCACAAATAAATTTACAAACAAACAACAACAAACAAGGAGAAACAAATGGCAGCACCAGATAAAACAAAGCTCCAAGTCAACTTTAAGTTGGCTGATGGAACACTGATCAACCTATACGCAGACTCACAGGCTGAACTTGAAGCAAACCTTCAGTCAATTAGTGATCTTGCACAAACAATTCTCGCTACTGGCGGGGCACTACAGAATGGCGCAAACGTTGCTTACGCAACTAAAGCACTTGGCGGAACAGTTGTAGATGAGCCTGTATGGGCTGCTAAGTCTGCTCCTGCTGCACCTGCTGGCGCTGATCACACATGTAAGCATGGTCAAATGGTTGCCCGTAGTGGCGTTAAGGAAGCAACTGGTAAGCCTTGGAGTGGGTACTTCTGCCCAGCACCAAAGGGCACACCAGATCAATGCCCACCTAAGTTCAACCGATAGTATTTAGATGCTGTCGCTATCCCAGGCAGCAGTAAAGGCTACAAATGATCACGCTATTTTACCTGACCTTTTCCCCGTTCTACAGAACGAGGGAATAAGGTTTAGGCGTGGTCAACTAACAATGATTGCTGGCGCACCTAACGCTGGTAAGTCGTTGTTAGCTCTGCACTTTGCTGTTCATATGCAAGTACCAACGCTATACATTAGTGCTGATACTGACGCTTATACGACTGCGATACGATCTGCCGCCATGATTAGTGGCCATAAGGTAAACACCGTTGAAGAAGGATTTGCTACACCAGAAGGCACAGAGTTTTACTCAAAGCAATTGGAAAGCATTAAACACCTTCAATTTGATTTTGCCCCATCCCCCACTCTTGATGAAATTGATTTATCTATACAGGCTTATGCTGAAGCATATGGCGAGTACCCACACCTTCTGATTGTAGATAATGCTATGAACGTAGTATCTATGCACGAGAACGAATGGTCTGGACTACGCGAGATTGCCAAGGCTATGCACCATATAGCTAGAGAGACTGAAGCGGCAGTCTTCTTGCTACACCACACCAGTGAAGGTGAAGGTCAGCCAGATATGCCACCTAGTCGTAAGTCAATTCAGGGTAAAATCTCCCAACTCCCCGAGATGATTATTACTGTTGCGCTCTTGCCATGGAATGGTGAGTTTAGGATTGCTGCGGTTAAAAACCGATTTGCGAAGAACAGCGCCAGTGGTAAACAATATGTATCATTGTGGACAGATGCTTCCCGTATGTCGATCTGGAACTACAAACAGAACGACCAACATGATTGGGCCTATTCTAGTGAGGATGATGATTACTAATGAGTACATACGGTAAGCGCAAAGGCGCTCAATTTGAAACAGATGTTCTTCGGTGGTTTAGGGGAAGACTACCGAAGGCAATAACAGAAAGGCTTGCTCGCGCAGGGGCTAATGACGAGGGTGATTTGGTTCTTATAGTCGCGGGCAGGCCCTATGTCTTTGAATTAAAAGCAACGGCAAAGATGCAGTTGCCAGAGTTTTGGCGACAAGCAACTACTGAAGCAAAGAATTATGCAAAGGCACGTGGACTTGAAGAAGCTCCACCATCCTACGTTATTGTTAAACGCCGCATGGCTGGCATTGAAGATGCTTGGGTCATTCAAACATTGGATCAATGGGCTAGTTTTCATGACGAATAAACCCGATCTTGGCGCTATACTTGAAGCGTATGGATTACAGGTTCAAGAGCGTTACGGTTGGGTTGCTTGCAAGTGTGTTGTTCATGACGATAGCCACGCAAGCGCAGCATACAATTTAGATAAACAGCAATATAACTGTTTGGTTTGTCAGTTGCTAGGTGATGTATACGATCTAGTAGCTCGCAAGGAAAACATTAAGGAGTTTAAGGATGTTAAACGCAGAGCAGAAAGCCTTGCTAACGGAAGCAACAGAGAGATACGCAGACCACATAAGTCCGCTGGCTCTGTCCTACCTACAGGCTCGCGGCATAAGCCAGCAGGTGGCAAGTTCTTACCGTCTTGGAAGCGTGGTAGATCCTAGCGTTGGTCACGAGCATGCAGTGGGGATGCTTAGTATTCCTTACCTTACTCCTTCTGGCGTTGTTGGAATAAAGTTTCGCAGGCTAGATAACGGCACACCCAAGTACCTATGGCCCACAGGGCAGAAGATTGGATTGTTTAATGTTCAAGATCTACATAAACACTCAGACACAATTGCGATCTGCGAAGGGGAGATTGACACGATTGTTCTATCTGGTTGTGTTGGTATTCCTGCTGTTGGGGTTGCTGGCGTATCTCAATGGAAAGCCCACTTTCCAAAACTTTTTGAACCGTATACGCGGATCTTAATATTTGCAGACAATGATATAAAAGATGATGGTCGTAACCCTGGGCAAGAGCTGGCTAAACGGATCAAGGAAGACTTGCCGTCAGCAGTTATTGTAGGATTACCAGGCAATCAGGACGTTAATGATCTATACTTAGCGCATGGCAAAGACTGGTTTGATGAGCGACTAGCGGCATGACAACTATCGCCTGCATTGAAGGACCCGAATGGGTAATGATTGGGGCAGACTCGCAATCTTCCAGTGAAGATGGGTTTTCGATCAACATTCCCAACGGAAAAATTTTTAGAAATAATAACGTGGTCTTTGCGATGGCAGGTTCAGTACGCGGCATTAATATTCTTGAGCATGACTTTATTGTGCCTAACGTCAACGGCAAGGACATAGACAAGTACGTTACTCGTCAACTTATTCCATCAATTCGCAAGGCTTTCTTGGATGCGGGCTATGAGTTTAGCAAGGCAGAAGCAGCAGTTGAGCATGACAACATTATTATCGTAGTAGTTAAGGGCAAGGTCTATTGCATCAATGAGGACTACTCATGGGAGCGCAGCGTAGATAACATGTACGTGGCTGGCAGTGGCGAGAAGTTTGCTCTTGGCGCTATGGCAGCTCTGGCTGGTGGCTTGGTGGATGACGCTGCAAAAGCCCGTAAAATAGTCACAAAAGCCCTGCAAATCGCTAGTAAATACGACGCTTACACAGGCGGCAAGATCACTGTATCTCTTATTCAGGAAAGTAAATGAGCCGCGGATACGATCCAACATTCATAGGCGGACCTTATGATGGTGGACGTGTATCGCTAGCGTTCTGGGTACTCGACACGATTGAAGTACCATATGAGTATTTTAATACACATACGGCATTTGTCTGTTATGATATAGATCCTAAGACTAAGAATTATGTATACAAAGGACAGCGCAACGTACCGAAGGGTAGACCGAATGACAGAGAAGATACAAGTGACTAATGAACCAGACGACTTTGTTGTTTCCATGTGGCAAGTGTTCGACGGGGCAGGTAACCTCTTACTCAAGAAACATGCTGACTACGGACCAAAGAACATTTCGCAAGCTCCTGGTGGTCCACTTAACGGCTTACGTGTGCGTATGTGGGATAAACTTGCGCGGATCAATAACCTTGTCGACAACAACGCAGCTCCAGAGAACGAGTCACTTAGAGATAGTTTCCTAGACCTATTAAACTATAGCGCTATTGCTTTAATGGTGCTAGACGGGGCGTGGCCTAAAGAGTGAAAAGTGTAGTAGTAATATCAGATCTACAAGCACCTTACCATGATGAGAAAGCAGTTAATGCTATCGCTAGTTTCATCAAGTGGTACAAGCCAAGCAGTGTAGTATCTGTTGGCGATGAGATTGATCTACCGCAAATCTCCCGTTGGGAAGAAGGACGTGGCGGAGAGTGGAAGTATGATCTTGGTAAGCACCGCGACATTACAGTAGAGATACTCAAGAAACTGCAAGTGCAGCATATCTCTCGCAGTAACCACTCAGATCGTTTATACAATAAGATTAATAGCAAGGCTCCAGGACTATTAGGATTGCCTGAACTTGAATTAGAAAACTTTTTAAGACTACCCCAGCTTGGCATAACTTATCACAAAGAACCGTTTGAACTTGCACCGAACTGGCTGCTTGTACATGGTGATGAGAGTAACGTGCAACCAACTGCTGGTGCAACTGCTCTTGGTCTTGCTAAGCGCAGCGGTATGTCTATTGTGTGTGGTCATACGCACCGCATGGGTCTAACTCATTACACCACTGGCTGGTCTGGTAAGACTCGCACTGTGTGGGGCATGGAAGTTGGTAACCTTATGGATTATAAGCATGCTCGTTACATTAAAGCAGGCCTATTCACATGGAATAAAGGATTTGGTTTGCTCCATGTAGATGGACAGACTGTTATGCCACAACTTGTACCTATTGTAAACAATTCATTTACAGTGGATGGTAAGGTATGGCGCTGGTAGAAGTAAAACTTAGTATTGCTGACGTAACTTATGCAACGATTGAAGCAGTAGAACGCTACAACTTTAATCGTGATATGGGTAACGACTGGTCTAAGATAAGTAAGACATGGCCAGAAGCTATTGCTCGTGAGATTAATGGCGTGATTGCTGAGATTGCAGTTGGCCGCTGGAAAGATAAGTTTCCTACTACCCTCTTTGCTGATCGCAAGAGTGGAGACGTGGGTGAGTTTGAAGTACGCTCAACGGCATACTCCTATGGCAAGCTCTTGTTCCAACCAGATGACAATAAAAACCGCAGATATTTTTTTGTAACTGTAGATGGGCACTATAGAGCGCTTATCGTAGGCTGGCTCTGGGGCTGGGAAGGGATACAAGATCAGTTCTGGGATACAAATATGCCAGTACCATGCTATGCAGTGCCACAAAACCTTCTCCACGATCCAGAGGAATTAGATTGACTTGGTTAGATGAAGCGCAAGAGATTGCCCATACAGTATCCAGGCAAGTCCACCGCAAATACACAACTTACTTTGATGCAAGCGATGTTAAGAATGAACTTATCGTCTGGGTCTTACGGCGCGAGACGAAGGTTAAAGAGTGGCTTGACCATGATAAAGATACTGAAGATTATCGCGTTGGTATTAGGATGCTTGCCAAAACTCTTCAACGCCATGCGGATAAGTATTGTCGCAGAGCTAAAGCGCAAGCGGTTGGGTATGAAGTAAGAGATGAAATTTTTTATTCTGCTGAAGTATTAGAGCAGCTCCTACCTTTTGTTTGGAAAGATACTGTTCCTACAACCAACCCGACTGGCGAGAAGGTAAGTGGTGGTGGCAACCCTGCTGAGGGTGGTAACTACATTATCTCGCTCTTTGATGTGCGCAAGGCTAAAGATAAATTAGAGCCAGACGATCAACTCCTGCTCCATATGAAGTACGTAGAAGCTATGACTTACGACCAGATCGCTGAAAGTTTGGTAATATCCAAGTCATCTGCAGAGCGCAAGGTTAAGGCTGCCATACGTAGACTTACTAAAGAATTGGGCGGAGAAGATCCATGGCTGAGAAAGAAAAAGGTAGAAGACTAGTGGCTCATTATGACTATCGTTGCCAAGTGTGCAACATTGAAACAACTGTTGAACGTTCTATGTTTGAAGAAGGACCAGATCCAATTTGTTGCGGCATGGGTATGCGCAGGATCTTTGGTTCACCGCCAGTAAAGTTTAACGGCTCTGGGTTTTATACAACCGATAACCCAAAGAGATAAATAAAAAGCCCCACCTTTCCACGGGTGGGGCTTTCTTTATGCGTACCTTTATGCTAAACCATAGCCTTGTTGGCGGTTGCCAACATGATTAATATAGCACAAAACCCCCGTGGATAGGACACAGGGGCTTTGGCGTGTCGTGATAAGCGACACTATAGCGCGGCAGGATCGCGAACAGTTGCAATAATACCATAGCCATCATCAACCTGTCCAACGTGGTTGGCATAATCTTTTTTAAGGTTGTTAATGGTGTTGTAAGGACCGACAGCGATAGCCATTTGCAGGCTTGGGTAGACGGCTACGGCCATGTATTGATCGCGCTTGGCAGTTAGTTCCTCTACCAATTCCCAGACCTTCTTAGCCATATCCTCGCTTGAGTCTGCTTCTTCATCAAGCAAAGCTGCCATCTTCTTAATCTCGCTAGGCTTGGCTTTCATTACATTTCCCTTTCTACAACTTGAATAGTTTCGCAAGGATATGGGATTATCTCTTCACCACTACATTCAGTGCAAGCTAGTCCAATAGTAGAATCATAAGGCTTGTGTAGTTCCACCACTTTATGAACAGCGTCCCACGCCATGCCATCAAGCATGGATCTGCCTACGGAATACCTGTAAATTAAAGCTAATAATTCATCATGTGTCATCGATACAGCTCAATTCCTATAACCCACTTAAACAAATACAGACCTAACTCCCATTTGTACCCTATTGGATACTCCCAGTTGGTCAAATAAATACCCAATTCGTATGAGTTGCTGTTAGTTCCAAAGCGTATTTTCATTAGTAACCGCCTAGACATTCCTTTGAGTGCGTGTGTCGTGAGTAGAGCATTTGATACTCGCTCTTGCTGGGCGCGAATAACTCAGCGCCACATGCTCCACATGCTCCAAACCATTCTCCACCAAAAAAATCAAATTTCATTTAAGTGTTCCCATCCAGTGCTTGATAGCTTCTAAGTTTTCATGCAGCGTTAGATAGCCATAGATCTTGCGGTTATCTAAGTACTGCAATATATCATTCTTGCGCCAGTTACGGCTAACTCTTACATACTCATAGTCCTGCGTACCATCAAAGTAGTTGGTAAAAGGCAGGGCTTTGGGGTGAATAAGGTAGGTACAGTGGACCAAATCGATAGGGAATATGCCCCGTATTATCCCATTGAGTAGGGAAAAGTACTCATCTGAGTCACGATAATACCCCGTCTCTGTAACTGGGTGGTGATAATTGCTGTAGGCAACATGATTTTCTTCGCCTTCTGCTGCTGCGTAGCGCAGTAGTGGGGCGATAACAGGGCGTGAAGCAGATACAAGGGTGCGTAGAGTCTCTGGCAGTAGAAAGTTATCTACATCTGCCACAAAGTAGTGATAACCCAACTCCTTAGCCTTCTCTATGCCATCTTGGCGTAGTGCGCCTAATACATCAAAGCGCATAGCGTTCCACTCATGTACACCAAAGTTCTGTACTGGCTCTGGCACGTCACTATCGTCTAGTTCTATGTCTAGCCAGTCATATTTCCATGGCTCGCCATTGATTGTATTTTCTTGCTCTTCATGGAACAGTTCGTTTTGAGCATAGACCCACTGTTGCAGGATCGTGGCTGTCTTATCGTTGTTGTTGTTGGTGCGGATATAGATATGCACCTTGTTGCGTGGATAGTCCAGCTTATCTAAGTTCTGTTTTAGCCAGTAAGGCAGGATCTTTTCTTTATCTTTTGCCAGCACGTGAAATAGCACGTCTGGCAGTTCGTTATCTTCTAGTACCAATTATGTCTCCTATCGTGAGCGAGGGCGTTGCAAGCATTATTGTGCCAGTGCAGCTTGATATAAAGCAAGCCCCAGCGGATCTGTGTCTGGTAGTTTGTCTTGTAATCCTTGCCAAATTGAGCCATCTTCACGGCTGGCAGGGCTTGTGGTATGCCATGCGCACCGCTTGAGTTATGGGCAGCATAGTTCCAATGGCTCTCATGCTCCCAGAGCGCTTTCAAGCAGCCCCATTGGTGCAGGTTTGCACCTTGACGCATGTACAACACCTTAGCAAAGTGCTTAGGCGCTGACATGTACTCGGTTCTAGCTTGGGAAGGGCTATCAAAGAAAATTACTCCTGCACCCATTGTGGCAAGTATTGCGCAAAGTACCCGAATGGGATAGGAACGAATGATGGATCCGCGTCTGGGATAGTTGGACATGATAGACCTTTCTTCTGTTCTACGTGAAGGCGTAGTGCTCGCCAGAATGGTAGGCCTAAGCCTGACCTGTTTTTGGTAGCCTTAACCCTTTCACTTGGAAACGATCCGCCCCATATGCCATGTGCTTCATGGTTATTGACGGCGAATTGCAGACACTCCTTTTGTATAGGACACACAGCGCAAGCGCGTAGTGCCATGGCTGTTAATTCTACTAGATCATTGGCTGCCGTTCCACGAAAATGCTGTCCGCGTACTGGTTCTGGGAAGAACGCTTCTGGGTCAATCTCGGCGCAAGCTGGGTTTAGGTCAGCCTTAAAATACATCTTCTTCCTTACTTGCTAGCCATAGAGCCAATTTAGTGCCAGATATGGCAGCAAGTACGATTAAAGCGGTAGTGATAAGCATTATTTCCCCCTGTAAAGGCTTATGCGCTTGTTGCCATAGGCCATGACTAATTGTAGTTTGTAGTTAAAAGGTTCTAGGGCAAGGTTAATACCCCGCCACTCGCCAGCCTTTATCTCGGTATTAGCGTCAGCTATATCGTTGCAGATAAGGGCATACTTGGCGCTAGCCATGATCTTGTTCATAATCGTGTGGATGGCTGCGATAGGTAGGTGCTGAAGTACATCTTTGATGAGAATTAGATCCACTTGGGGAAAGTCTATTGTCTCTAAGTCACCCTGCATAAACTTTATGTGCTCTGATTCATATTGCTTAATATCCTCTATGATTACTGAGCTTACATCTATGCCTGTGTATTCTTTACCTTCTAGGTTTAACTCTTTACCTAAGCGCCAATCGCCACAGCCCAAATCTAGTACTGTGTGAATGTCATCTTGGGCTAGTAGTTTGTTCGCTTCTGCGATCCATGGGGCAGCGTTGGCTGGGTCTGAGCCTGGGCCTGACTTGTGCCCCCATGTAGAGTTTGTATAGATAGCGTTAAACGCTTCTTCATTACTCACTTATTAAGTTCCTTTATGCGGTTGCGGATAACGTGTAGATCTTCACCATAGACACGTCCTAGTGCGTCGTTCATTAGTTCCTGTTCGCGAATAATCTGCATAATATCTTGGACGGCATGGTCGTAGCCTTTGCTAAAGGCTAGTTCCTTTTCTACGTCGATCTGATCCTGCGTTGTCGGTTCAACCTTGATCACGCGCTCCCCTACTGCCTGCGTTGTCGATCCTGTAATTCCTTCTATGACCCTGTTCATCTGGTCGGCAATTCTGTTTGCTATTTCATCATTAGTCATGCTATGTATTCCTATCTGGTCGGTTGTCTACGTCGGCGAGCTAAACGCTCCCCTACCGCCTCGGTGGTCGGTAGTACCTAGAATAAAGAGATGGCGCAAGAGTGTCAAGCCCCCGCGCCTATCGTGTCCCGTGTCTGTTAGTGAGTATCCGTCTCCCCGTCTTTAATACACCCCGCGCATACATGCCATCCCCCGTCGATCATGACAAAATCTGACACACCCTCGCAAAATACACAGGGCTTTAATAAGTCAATTTCACTCTCCATCAATTAGCCCCGCTTGCTCTAATGCTTCTATAGCTGCAGCTCTAGGGGTAAGCGCTACCCCGTCGCCTATCTCTTCTCCATGTTCGTATATTGTGACCCGATAACCCACACCGCTAGGGTTAAATTTAAGATCATCTTCCAATTCTTCCATGTCTAGGGTGTAAATAGCTCTCATTCTTCTATATCCTCTCTTTTGTCTGGCGTAATGGTGAAGCTCGCACCCGTAGGCTCATCATGCGAATAGCGCGTAATGGTGAGAGAGTCACCCTCTAGCACGTAGCGCAGTGTCCACTCACCAGAGAATGTAAGGCTGTCCCATAATTCCTTGTGAGTAGCCTTGATTACCTTGTACCCGCTGCGAGCCTGCCATCCCATGCGCTTACCCTCTATGCGTAGATATTCTGGCTCATTGTGTGCAGCCATGAAAGCAGGCAGTAGATACTCTTCCAATTCTTCTAGCTTGTACTCATAGCATGAGCCATCACACCAATCTGTAAAGCGTGTATCTGTGCCACATTCTGGGCAGGCTATATCTTGCCCACCCATCCCGCATGAGTCACACACGCGACATTCACAATTACTGCTTATCTCTAGCTCTATCTTCTCTAGGGTACTCATGCGCTCACCTCTTCTAATTCTTCTGCAGTTGCGTATGCATAAGCTAACACCCGATAAGCTAAGCCATGCATGGCGCAAAATAGATAGTGAGAGTTAAGGTCTGTTAGTGATGGGTTTACATCTCCATTGAACCATTCTGCCACTTCACTATCTAACTCTGGGTAAGCCCAGAGACTCAGAGCTTGTACCCGCTTATTTATATTTACGTGATAATCTTGCACCTCTCCATCTGCAAGATGGATAGCGTTAGCAGTAACTATATCTTCTGTATATTCTTCATCATCACTAAGCCAATCAACAGCAGTACGCGCCATATCTACAATTTCACCGACCCAATCTGAGCCAGCGATAAAGTCGGGAAGATCATCCCAGAGCGCACCCATTGAGCCATTAGTCATGCTCTCTTGTGTAATTGTGCCTAGTGCAGTTTTAATCTGCTTTCCTTGCATAGTCATATTCCTATCTATGATTAAACCCCGCAGGCTGCGGGTGACAAGGCTAGGAAAGTGATCCCTAGCCCCATCATCTACCGCCTGCTCTTGATCTTATCGCTGAGCTGCTCTAGTTTCCATCCAATATAGAAGAGAGCGCAGCCTATGAGCATGAAACTGCCGATTAAGTGTCGCAGCGGGTGCATTATTCCTCACTTTCTAGGGATAAGTGTAGGCATATTCTAATGCCCTGTATCTGGCAAGATGAGCAGACTATCATTCGCTTAGATCACATTCGCATAAGTGACCACACGTGAAGCAGACGTACAGCTGCCCCATATGCGTATGATAGCCATATTTTCTAGGCTTGCCAATCTCTTTCGCGTACCATCTGCCAGACTCATCCTGCTGCGTGGCATTGTAAACAGATCTTGCGCTCTCTAGGGTTAGCATGCGATCACGACCATATGTCCGCTCTCACGCATTGCGCGGGCTGTTGCGTTAGTGTCTAGGGCTGCAGTAATCGTGTCCAGCTGCGCCTGCAGCTGAGCGGGTGAGCCATGAGCCTGCAATTCTATGCCTGCTTTTGCGTACTGCTTGATTATGCGCTGAGTTGCTGCTTCTGTTAGGGGACATTCTACCCATACTTTCCCGTATTTATCAGAGAGGATGGTGTGGCTCTTCATCTGCTTAGCCATTATGCCACCTCCATTCCACACTGCAGGCGGATACATGTAGGACATTCTGAGCCATTAAACTCTATATCTTCAATTCTTTCACGCGCTTCTGTTATCTCGCCAGAAGTAACCAGATCATCTAGTTCACGTAGGCATGTCTCGCATATATCAATCGGATATTTCATTGTATTCATGTTCGATTATTCCTATCTAATCGGGTGAGCTTGTGCTCACGGGATAAAAATACACGCATGAAATAGGCGTGTCAATAGGCAACACGCAGGCAATATCTAGACTATCACTTTAGACATTCATAAGGTTATTGTCTAGCCATATGC